AGCATTGATTTTCCAAGCAATCGCTAAACTTCGTGCTCAAGGTTACGACACAGCCAATGACTGTGCTATCGTTCTACATCCTAATGTAGCCTATGATATTGCCAGCACATTGACATCTACTTTTGCCGCTCCAGCTTCTATGGTTGGTAATGACGCATTGCGTAACGGTTTTATGGGTATGCTAGGTGGCGTTCCTGTTTATCAGTCTAGCTTGATTGCTCAGTCTACTGCTTCTAGCAATGCCACTGGTGACTATGCTAACTTAATTTTCCACAAAGACGCATTTGGTCTAGCAATGATGAAAGACATCACAATTGAAAGTCAGCGTCAAGCTGCCAAGCGTGGTTTTGACATTGTTGGTTCCGCAATCTATGGTGTTGGTGAATTGTATGACACAGCTGGTGTTTGCGGTATATTTGATTCCAGCATTGAGTAATTAGGAGAATAGAATGGCTTTCGTAACTGAAAATAGCACGGTAATCAGCTTTGCTGAATTCCAAGATGTGGTTGACAAAGACTCACGGTTGTTTGAAGCCAACGAAGGCCTTTCTGATGACGCAGTAGAAACACAATTAGTAAGAGCAACAGAACGCATTTTATCCAAATTGCGTGCCAGTGCTTGGTGGAGAGAATACTACATCAAGCGCGATACGGCCACGGTATATAATACTGCCGCTGATATCCCTGCTGTGAACCCTAATAGGATCAAAGCTCGTGTAAATGACTTTACAGATCTATGTGTTTATACTGCACTTTCAGAATACATTTTACCTTCAATTGCTGACTTTGGCAACCAAGACAGTGCAGAGCGTCAGAAGATGGCCTACTACATTCAACGATCAGAAAGTTTATTTGGTGAACTTATTACTTCTGGTGATTGGTATGACTTTGACAATGACAACACAGTGGAGTCAGGAGAGAAGTCACCAGGCCAGTATAACATTAAGAGAGTAAGATGAGAACAGAAGTCATTGATTATCTACAGACACAAAATTTTGGCACATTCATTGTCAGCACTGAATTGCCATTTAGTGAAAGTGGAACACCTCTATACATCAAGAACTTGAAAAAGGTCTATGTAGGAGTTGATCAATACATTGTTGAACCCATCATTACTACTCTTGGTGGTGTGAATATTACCAGAGACACTGTGGCCGTTACTGTTTACCTTGCTAACGATGCAAAGTCATTAACACCAAACTACGATGAAGTTGTTGGTCTCATAAGAGCTGCCAAGAACATACTACCCGCTGCTGGTTTCTCCAGTAGGGAAGTAGATGTTCAGACCAGTTTTGAAGCTGACAAACTTGTCACACAAATAGAATTACGATTCATTAAACTAACATAAGGAGCCAATTATGGCATATATCAGTCCAGGACCAGGCAGTGCTAATGCAATTATTTTGACATTAGATGTTGCCTCATCAGAAACAGATATCACACAAGCCGCAGGAGCATTAACAGTTTCAGGCTTGCAAGATATCACAATCAACGCCGCTAACGATGTCTTTACTTGGAGTCAGCTAGACACCACAGCAAAGAAACAGGTAGCAACAACCTCTACCAACTCAATCTCTATGAACTTGGTAGTTGACGATGCAGTTTTCTTTGGAACATTGATTACTGCAACTGCAACAGGAACCATTGCTGAACAAGGTCTATTAGGTTGCAGCCGCAACAAGACTTTGATCAACTTCATCTTGAAGTTTGTTGAAAGCACAAGTGGTCAAGCAACTGCTGACCGCTATATCAAGGGTGTAGGTTACATCACTGGTCTAGCACCAACAGTATCAGCTGATGCACCTGTCTGGGTAACACCAATTACTATTACAGTTGCTGGTGAATACACAGTAGCAGCGACCTAATCCCAACCTGGGAGCGAATCACGAAAGTGACTGAAAGGGGGTGTAAAAACCCCCTTTCTTTTATGGTCAACTAAATACAAGAGGTAGACATATGGATGTATTAGATAAAAAGACAGACAAGCAATTGCTTGAAAGTCTTGTAGCAGAAATTGCCAAAGCCACTAATGAAATCAAGTGTGCTCGTGGCGATATAGAAAAAGCACAGAGTCGTATCAAGTTTATGCTTGTACTGTCTCATACACTGATTGAAAGACAAGGAGATTAAAAGATGAAACTTTCACAAATCGCAGCAAAACCAAAACTAATCCCGTTCACTATTGACGATGAAGCCACCGTCAAGGAGTTTGGGGAGCCTGTTGAATTCTATTCTTGGGATAGACAACCATTGGAAATGTTTATGAAACTGGCCAATGCAGATCAACAGGATATGGCCTCAATGATTGGTCTAGTAAAGACCTTGATCCTAGATGAAGAAGGCAAAGAGATTATCAAAGGTGATAATATGTTGCCTAGTAGTCTATTGATCAAAGTAATTGCAAAAGTAGTAGAAACATTGGGAAAGTAGTAGGGCAAGAAGTTGAGTGGGATAGCACTGAAATCAGTTTGATACTCACACTCAACAACCTCGCCAAAGAATATGGGTTGTTGCCCAGCGAGGCCCTAGGCAGAGCAACAACATTTGATTTATATGTGCTGGATGTCAGCACAAGATGGTTGTCACACAGACAAGATATTGCAGAAGGTAAAGTAAATCCAAAAGAACCAAAGAAGCAGGATCTACAGTGGTATATGGACATAGCCAGGAGAGAAGACAGTGAGCGTAAACGCAAAATTGCTGAAGAACACAATGACCAAGAGTCTAAAGGATCTTGAAAAGAGAATAAGTGATATTCCCAAAGAAGCCTATGACTATTTTGTCAGCATCACTCCCAAGGACAAGGGCAATGCTCGCCGTAGCACACAGTTGAAAGGCTCTACTATTTACGCTAACTATCCTTATGCACAGCGTCTTGATGAAGGATACAGTAAACAAGCCCCCAAGGGTATGGTTGAACCTACTGGCAAGTTCATAGAGCGTATAACAAAAATAAAGACAAGGAAGTAATATGGCGGATATCAAATATAGTATTGATACAGATGTAAGCGGCAGTGTAAATCCCTTACAACAATTACAAGCTCAAGTAGGCAAGACTCAAAGTGCATTCAGCAATCTAAAATCAGCTATTGGCACACTGGGTGTTAGTGCTCTAGTTGCCAGTGCATTTCAATTGGCAGATAGTCTAAATGACATTGCTGATGCCAGTGGTATGGCACTGCAAAATGTTCTTGGCTTTTCAAAAGCAGTTGCGGCTGCAGGCGGCAATGTTGACAGTGCTTTAAACGGCATTGGTCGTTTTAATCAAACACTAAGTTCAGCCGCAGACGGCAGCAAACAAAGTCAGAATGCTTTTCTAGAACTTGGAATTACATTTGATGAATTACGAAATCTCAGCGAACAAGATCTCTTGCGTAGAACAGTTCAAGGTCTAGCAGAGACAACGGACAATGCTAAACGAACTGCTATTGCTGTTGACATATTTGGCAAGAGTTTTGCCAGTGTAGACTTTAAGAATGTCAATAACAATCTTGATGAATTCATAAGCAAAAGCAATGCCAGCGTTGGATCAGTGAAAGCCGCAGGTGAAGCCAGTGATAATTTTGCTATGGCATTCAAAACATTGCAAATAGAAATACTTGCCGCACTGAAACCAATTAGTGAATTAGCCGCTGACCTAAATGGTGCAGGCGAAGCATTAAGAGGTTTAATTAAATTTGTTATTCAATTAGGGTTACTAATAGCAACCTTTACAATATTAGGCAAAGTGGTATGGGCATTGAGATTAGGACTTGTTGCCATTGCAGAAGGATGGACAGCAATAACATCAACAACCTCTTTAGCAGTAAATGCCTTTCGCAATTGGGGTGCAATAACAGGACAATTAAACGGCATTGGTGGAATATTTGTTGGCGTATTAAAAGTTCTAAGAGGATACATTGGCGACTTAGGTGCGTGGGCTTTAAAAAGTATTCCAGGACTAGCAACCTTAGGACTTGCACTGAGTTATCTAGGTGATTATGCAAAGTCAGCCTATGCTAAATTAAAAGATCTACTTGGCATTGGTGAAAAGCCAACCTTCTTGGATCAAAGTGAAGTTGATAGAGAAAACAAACTACTTGCACAAAGAGCCGCTGAACTCAAAAAGAATCAAGAAGACACTCGCAAGATTAAAACTGAAAGTGAAAAACTTGCTGTTGAATTAAACAAAGTTTTCAAAGCCTATCAAGATACTAACAAAGAAGCCAATAAGAAATATCAGATAGAAACAGATGCTATCAATCAGAGTGACAAGGCCAAGGCACTGGCACAAGAAAGATTTTCAGCAGAGAAATCATTCAATCAAGAACTACAAAAACTACAAGATCAAATCAATGAAAAGCGTCAAGCAGGTACCCCAGTTGATCTTGCAGTTATACCACAACTAGAAGCCGCACAGGCCAAACTTCGTAACGAATACGACAAACAAAAATCCAGTATTGATTCACTTGTTAATTCTAGAATTAATTCTGAAAGATCCAAAGAACTTGAGCTATTTTCAACAGCACAGCTGATTGATCTACAGAACAAGAGCAATGACCTTATGGAGAAATCAGCCACAATGTTCTTGCCATTACAGGCTAGAGGTTATGCTGAACTAGAAATTGCAATTCGCAATACTGCCAAAGCCAAGATTGAAGCAGAAGAAATTCGCCGCGGTGAAAAACTATCACCAGAAGAGCAGACCAAATATTATGAGGCAGCAAGAC